AAGTTTTTTTATCTCTTCAATACCTCTGTCTGCCTTTTCCCACATATTACTTAGTGTGGTCGAAGTCAATTTCACAGCATCAAGAACAATAACTTGTTCGTTTTCGTCAATCAAGCATATTCCAGTACAGCTTGTGGAAATGTCTAAACCCAAATAATACTTCATATTGTTTCCTTTAACAACCTAAAATCACTTCGTTCGGATCAGGTGGCGGCGAGGCATAAAGCTCTTGTCGTTGTTTGTGTTCCATCCTTAGAACAGAAGCATAGTTTACAAGATCACGAATCTTTTTACGTAGCTCCACTCGTTCCATTGGAGACATACTGCGAGGCACACAATGACATGAACCATTAGTTGCCACACCACCAACTTTAGGAAATCTGAACACGCAACTGTGTCCACAACCATAGATGAAATCTGGTTCTTCGTTGTTCATTTCACATCACCTTCTTTTGTATTTTAGCGTATCAACGTAAAAACCTAAACCCATAAATCCCCAAATCGCAACAAACATAATCATCGCTCGGATACCTCGCAACCATATGCACGGCGAAGAGAATCAAGTGATTGATCTGGAATAATGCATGAGTATTTCAAACGATAAAACGTTTTATGATTTGTTGATCGCTCTGCGTGGTCTTGCCACTTTTCTTTCAAATCAAGAAACTCAACACCAAACTTGGTTTGAAACTGTTCAACAACAGCATTGGTCCAGCCCCAACCTGTTTTGAATGCCATGTCTTTGGTACGAGGAACTTTGATATAAAGATATCGCTGTTGCTTTTGCAACATTTCGTTTGACCACACAGGATTATACAGCGCAATCCATTCATTTTGTGCGTTACGTTGATAAGCTGATGTGAAAACCTTTGTGCGATTTCCAATTTGAAAATAATGATCGTTGGGCTCGCAATGAGCCATCATACTTTTACCTACCACAAGAGCAGTTTCAAGTGAGGAATAAAACTTGGTTGAAGTAATGGTTTTGTCTTTATTGCCAACCGAAACGTAATACTGCATATGTCTGTGACTCCGTTTCCCAGAGTAACACACACGTTTCTTGTTCTCAAACAATATTTACGAATATGACAATATCAACTAAGTCTTAGTCTTTGCTTCTAACAACTTCGTAAATCCCTCTATCACAGCATTAGTCCAAAACTCGTAGCTATAATCATCCAACTTATTCTCTTTTAACCATTTTCTTGTTGCGGTAGCCTTGGCAATAACCTTACGATCAGTAAGTTTGTCTGATCGCTTAACTTCAACAATAACCTTTTTACCGTCTTTATAAAGGATGAGAAAGTCTGGGGTATAGGTTCTGTACTTCCCAGCCACTGCATATCGAATGTTAATGCTTTCATATTCGTAGGATAATACGTTTGGATCTTGATCCAGATAGAGCGCAACTGTATGCTCCCAGCCCGACCTATATTTGATTGGTGTTGGACATTTAGGAGAGTGATGGATGCCTGTGATATAGTGACGTTTGCGTTTACGTCTACGCTTTACAGGCTTCTTTTTTGGTCGCATAATACCAAATTATAAATACTTAAGGGTTATGAAACTACAATATATATTGTTTGAATCGGTATCCACAAATGATGTTATTGAACAGATGGCCATACCTGCTACTAGTAATGGAAGTGCAACGTCTAGAATATTTGATAATATAGCCTATGAATATGAAGAATTTGATGGTGACATGTATAACGTAATTGACGCATTCATCGATCTTAACCATAGTGCAATTCAAAGTATTTTGCAATTAGCTACGAAATTCGAATATCTCGGCTCTGGTCAATATGGAGATGCATACGATTTAGGAAACTATGTTTTAAAAATTGAAGCCAGACGCAGCCCCGATATGCAACAAAATGCAAATTCCGAAGAACGTGGGAAAAAAACTACAAAAGCCTTGTGGAGCGGTAAAAAAAGTATGGGCAAAGCCGTTCCTATGATTTATGACTCTGGAGAGTTTCATTTTCTAGAACACACCTTTTACTGGGAAATAAAAGAAAAATTTGAAACACCTGACTTAAATGACAAAAAATTAAAGCAAGCCTTAACGGATACAATTGTTTTGTTGCAAATGAAAAACGGAATACATTACCTTGATGCATCTGACGTATCATATATCGCTGATAAACTTAGACTTGGAAAAGATTGGGTTAAAAGATTAGCCTCTGATATGGCCGAACTTAAAAAACAAGGAATGAACGACTTTCATGCTGGAAACATTGGCATTAGAAGATCAGGAGCAGAAGGTTATTTATATTTCTTTGATTAATCAGAAAGAAAAAGAGATCCATGTAAGTGTGGAAGACAACCAAGAGAAGAGTAGGGGAGACAGAGTTACATCAACTCAGAGGATATTCATCTCTTCTAATGATTGCTTTGTCAGTAGTTTATAAGCATCGATGCCATGTGTTTGGCAATACTCTTCAGCAGCTGACTGTTTTTGTTTTACTTTGGCTGATTCTGAATAAGCTGCTGGTTTGATTTCCCAAAGTTCTTTGCGACCGTCCACATATTCAACAAGAAAATCTGGAATGTAACGGCGAACGTGCTCTCTGTTTCCTTCATTTAGCTTATAAGTGATTGCAAATGGCTCATACGTGAACGTTTTCACTGTTATTTCTTTTTCCAGCCATTCAACCGCTGCTTTTTCCCAAGACGATCTATAGAAAACTTCTTTGCTCAATTTCTCAGAAAATATATATCCCTTTTCATGAAAGTTCTTCCCGTAAGCCCTACGTTTTCCCGCAATCATCTCAGAGGATACGATCTCCGACATTTTCTGTCTGGTTTGTGTTGTATGGTTTTTGCCATACATAGGGTTTTTCTCTCCGTTTAAACACCCTGTTTCTTTGTGATGTTTTGAGATTTTTTCTTTTGCTTCTTCTGTGTGATGCTTGCCAAACATAGGATGATTCGATTTATCCTTAAATCTATCTATGGCAGCTTTACGAAGCTTTTCTTTTATATCGTCATCCATTCGTGCATTATTAGCAATCAAACGTTCTCTAATCGCTGCGCCACGACAAGGTTTGCTACAAAAATGATGTTCGAACTTAGCAATCTGATTTTTCCATTGTAGGACAACTTTCTTGCAATAAAAACATTCAACTTCTGCTTTTCTAGGAGAAGCTTTATAGCTTTTTTCCATCGATCTCCGATGAGCATACGCACACTCAAGCTTACAGTAGTGGTTTTTGTTTTTTAGTTGCCGAGGGTCCAGCTTCTTTGGAGTAAAAACAATGTGACAAAAATCACATTCGATAACAACAATTCTCTGTTTTTGTTTAGGTTTACCAGCAATCGATTCAACTCTGTCTTCTATTATCATTTTTCACCTCTATTGTAGTATAGGTGATGATAAATAGTGGGTATAGGTCAAAAATCGATTTTTATCGAGAATTTCAGGCGATCTCCACTGCGCTTAAGAACGGGTTGAGCTAGTTTTGTGCGAGCAATAACGTTAAGATTATCATCGTGCAAATATAAATCGGTGATATAAACATAACGCTTATCAAAATCGCTGGCAAAATCCGTTGCTTCCAAGTCACGATTCCAACTTGGGTTACTGGAGCTTACAAGTTCAAGCGGGTTGGCGTATAGATCAGCTTTCATAACATGGATGTTGCGCTCACCATTAAAAGTGCATTCAAATCCGTTTTCACCAAACCAATAAAGGCTTGGATTTTTGATTAAAACAAGACCGTTATCATAAAAGATGTTGCCAACGCAGTTGCTCAACGCTTGTGATCCAGAACAATCGGCACGATAAAGACTTCCGAAACCATCATCTTTTAACGTCATACCAATCTTACCAAAGCTGTTTGAAACGTTGTTGTCTGTGATGGTGAATGTGCCGGGAGCTATTTTGTTGCCATAAAACAAGTTTGATATGTCGAAGATAACAACTTGCAAGCTGTTGTTTTCTTGCGTGCGTTGAAGTATAGTTGGAGTTCTTTGTGGGTTAAGTGTTCCAAGAGAACTTGTAACATCAAAACCGGACAAGGCACCGATAATGCTTTTTGGGTTAAGATCTGTATTGAGAGTTGCGCTGCCGCTTACTGGTGGTACAAGATCATAGATGCTATCAAGTGGATACATGCTTCTTAACGTTACCAAGTTGAATGCTTGTTGACCTTTGTCAGTAACAAACGAACTTGTGTTAAGGGACTTAAGCATATCATAGTAACTTGGTGCAAAGCTGCCGTTATCATTTGGCATAACGGTCAAGCTAGCTTTGCGAACAGAGCCTGTGTTATACAAAAACTGGTTTGCTGTAAGTTGTTCTGTGTTACCTACAAGCGCACTTCCAGTTAGCTGAATAAGTCTTGGATAGTTTCCTGTTACAAAATCTCTTACATGGTTTTCTAGGTTGATGTAATGGCCGCCGGTATCAAAACTTAAATCAACGTTGAATGGATGTTCTGTTGTTCCGTTAATGCATTGGAATGGATGAACTAATACACCACCAAGTCCAGCAACCGTGTCAACGCTTCTAGAAGGCGATTCTTTTGTGAAGTGGGGTGGAAGGTAGAACAACAAGTTTGGATCGCCTAATAAAGCACTGGATAGGCTTCTTGAGGCTATTTCATCTTGACCAAGATACTTGTTATATATTTTCAGTTCATGCACTTCGGCGTTGAGTGGATGTGCTAACGTGTATGAAGTTGGTTCATCTTGTGTAGCACTTGGGATAAAACTTGAACCAGTAACAGGAACACCAAATCTTGTTTGTGCTATATTTGAAAAGAAATAAGCTGCTTGACCATTTTCTGGACATTCTAGAAAGTTTCCAACAGTTAAAATGCATGGATTTAAAATCAACGTTTGTTCTCTTGGTGCTACGCTTGCTGATGGTATGTAAAATGTACCAACTTCAACACCATCAACCATAAAAGAACCGCTGCCAAAGTTATAGCTGTTTGTACCCCAACGAACTGTTACATGCTGCCAAGTGTTTCTTGTTAATGAGTTGTCATTAGAAACAAAACAAAGACCTGTTGGACTTGCTGGATTGATTGCAGAAGGCAAAGTTTTTGCTGAACTGCTTAGTTGCAACAACAACCTATAACCATCAACCAAACCATTTGTGTCTTTGCTGGAGCCTGTAATCAAGCTTAACGCATATGCCCCAGATAAATGAAACAATGTTCCAGCTTTAAACTGAGAAGTTTCTGTGTCGGTAGTATATCTTGGATTGATCCAAAAATCAAACGTGAATGCTCCACTTGGAATATAGCTTGAAGATACAACAGTTCCAGCACCGTTCAAAGAAGCAGAAGCTGGATATAGCAATGCTGAACCTGTTGGAGTATTGCTTGCGGTAAAGAAGTTTAGCGAATGATAGTTGGTGTATGCAAAGTTATAGTTTGTTCCAAACAAGCTATAGTAAGGCATGAGAACGTTTGTTGTTACAAACTTTCTTGTCATGTCTAAATCTAAGTTAACGCCGGGAGTAAACCTTACAACTTCTTGTTTTTGTGAGTTTCTTGGATTTTGTGGCTGGTTTCTTACAACCGACAAATATTCGCTCATTCTTTGGTTTAACTGCGTTGGTGTTTTCGAAAGCTTTGCAAAACTCAGTACGTCGTCAATGTCGTTGATTTCTTGGAAAGAACCAGTTGGAGCACCAGATACAACCGACCAGTTCACATAGTAGTCTTTCATTGCATTTGAGCGGCGAGGATAAACGTATGCTGCACCAGTTACACCTGTGCTACTTGACACAAAGGTTGTGCTTGGTACAGTTTGTATTGAGAAGAACTCAATATCACCGGGCTCGAAACGTTGGATAGACATTAATGCTAAGTATGCAGTTTATTGATTCACAGTTTATAAGTACAATAGTTTGGTTAAAACTTTATTCAGTACACTTTCTGCAAGGCCTCGGCGTGCTAGTTCCTCATTGGCTGCCTCACGAACGTCCAGATTTTTGTCGTTCACAAGAATTTTTAGAATGTCTGCTGGGGTCTTTGGATTTCCTGCAACAAGTTGACGAAAATAAGGTTGCTTGGATTTCGAAAAACCGATTAGTATTTCTACTGGAGTGCTTGGATTTTCCGCAAGAGCTTCACGAACAGAAGTTTCTTTGTGTTTTGCAAAAGCGGTCAATATTTCTATTGGGGTGCTTGGATTTCCTGCAACGGGAACAGGTTCGGTTTTTGCAAGAGTATAAAAAAGATTCTTTGGAGTATTTCGGTTTCTTGCAACACCTCTAGCAACATCACCATCTTTATCCTTTGCAAGAACAGCCAAAGTTTCTTTTCTAGTTTTTGGATTTTCTGCGACGTTTCTACGAACCGCCATTTGTTTATCTTTTGCCAGCATATCTAAAAGTTCTACTGGAGCCCCTGTATTATCTGCAACCGATGCACGAACGTCTGTTTTTTTATCGCTTGCGAGTTGGTTTAAAATCGCTACTGGTGTGCTTGGATTTTTTGCAACAGCATAAACTACATCCCTGTCGGATTTATTACGTTGCAACGTTTTAGCTATATATTCTGGGGGAGCTTTTGGGTGGCTCAACACATCCAGCAAATAAAACGCATCAGGATACTTCAATATTACATTTAATGCGGGTGTTGGTGTTGAATTATTCTTCAGCGCAATCCGAACTATTTTTTTGATCGTATCGTTTTGTTTTTTTCTCTTGAGCGTACTAAGGGTTTGATCGAGTTTTTTGGGATCAAAGGCAAGACCTTTAATTTCTCCCTCGCTCATACCCAATCCAAGTTGATCGTCGTCGAAAACCGGTTTTTTTGATTTGTCGATGATTTTGACTAAATCTAACTTCGTAGTATCGAAAAACACTGCTTGGCATTTTTCGGATGGATGGATGATGCTAAGGCAATCATCGTTCACTCCATCATATCCGAGATTTTTTAAAAGCATTGTCCATTTACCGGTAGGCCCGCCGCCTCTAACAGTTTTGGACTTCGCTTCATTCATTTCTTGTTCAGAAACGCTTGACAAAACTCTTGTTATGTTCCATATTTTTCCACCGGGAGTTTTAATTCTTGCTTCTTTTATAGCTTTGTCCATCACTTTTTTGGAATAACCAAGTTCTTCAAGTTTTGCAATATCCGCTTTTAAATCATTTTCAGAGTAAGTTTTTAGCTCAAGAAGCTTCATTTCTGTTTTTGGTTTGATAATGATAGCGTATGGTCTATCAGTAGCAAAATCAGCCATTTTGTTTCTGTCTAAAGGATATGCGTAAAAACCAATAGGAGTGTTATATTTGTTTACCAAATACAAACCCATTCTTGGTACGTTTGAAAAGTGAATGTAATAGCCTTTGTTTTCGTAGCTAGCAATTTGCTCTTGCCATCTGGGAAGATCTTTTCCCATTTCTTTTGCATATCTTGTGGCTTCGGATATCGTCATGGCCTGTTTCTTTCTTTTGCTGATGCCGATAAATATTGACATGCCAATATAAATTTATATTGACATGCCAATTTAAATAAAAAAAACGGTATACACTTTGACTGATTAGAGACTCTCAAGTATCGAATCTAGTTTGTTTTCTTTCAATAACGCATGAAGCCTTGGAGCTAATATCGTTGCAACAAGTTCAGAAAGATTTGCACCCTCCTTCACCTGCCTAGACACTTCCTCAATCCCAGAGTTATCAAGCATTGTGTGAAGAATCTCATGCATTAATGTTTCTTCTCTTACATCCTTTGCCATCGATCCATTTACAACAATCTTGCTTTGATAATAGTCTGTGAAACCACAAACTTCTGAGGCATCTCTGCCTGTCATAGCTTCAATCTGTTCTTCAGACCATTGCTGAATGGAATAACAACGTGTTCCAACTTTCAAGTTCATGTTCTTCCTAGTTTCCTCGGTGTTGAAAAGGAGTAATCTTTAGAGGCTTTAGCCTCTAAGGATAAAGGGTGAGTATACTTTGAAAGTTTGTTTAAGAATGCAAAAGTTGTCAACTACATTTCATTTTTTGTTAGTTTTTAAGGTAAAACGTTGTTTACAAGCGTAGTCCAAACGTACCTTTACAGTGTATTCACGTTGATAGTTTTTCAAAATCGGGCGTGAGGTCTTTGCTACAGCCAATAGGTTGTTGTCAGCATCATACAAACCAATGCTAGTGATGAACGCAAAGCTACGTTGAATGTCTTCTTGACCAGCATCAATCACAACAATACGCCCATCGTTGTCTGTATAAGTTGGATTGCTGGAATAGTTGAATCTATCAGCAGAGAACTTGCAGAAGTACACGCTGGAGTTGATGTTTGTTTGGTTTTGGAAAGCCATTACTGTGGCATCTGAACCTGTGAAACGGGTTGAGCAAACATAGTCTAAAACGTCATCGATAGATGCGCTGGCAAACAATGCGTTTACTGCACCTGTACCACTGTATAGAAGTGAACCGTTGAATGGTTCGGTTAGTGTTGTAACGCTTTGAATAGAACCTGTGATTGTTTGTGTTGGGTTGAAAACCTTGTTAGCATCCAGAACAACGATACCTTGATCGTGCCAAATAAGTCCAACTGCATTTGTTGTTGCTGTGTCAACAAGCGTTCCAACAGAGCCACCGGGAAAGCTATAGTTTACGTTGGTAGAAGAACCAAGATCGGTATAAATCTTTTCTGCGGTACCACTTGAAGACAAATCGCTTGGAGTTGGAGATATAGCAGAGCCGCTATAAAACATTCTAAGAGCATATGTTTCACGTTTTAGTTGATCTCTTGAGAACAAACGTTTAAACGAAAAGAACAAAGCATCTTTAATCGATGTACCAACAACAGATGTTCCGTTAAAGCTACCAGAAATAAAAGTAAAAGGTTTTGTGTCACTACCCAAAAGTTGTTGCGCAAAGGTACGATATATATCGATCTTTTCACGCATCATCAAAGATGTGCTTGGAAAGTAGTATTGATCATTTACAGCATCGTATGATGTTGTTATTGTTTGCACAAGAAGTGAGCTTGTGTGCAAACCAATTGTTGCATCGAATACAGGGTTTGCGGTTTGAAGAGTATAATCTTGGTCGAATACAGTTTGAAACAGTGAGGATGTTACACCGGGACCAGTTCCAGAGCCTGTTACCCAAACTTGATATTTTCTTCTTGTTATCGAAGAAGAAACATCGTTGCCAATAACGTCGATAAGCTGTTCAAGTACATCGCCTTGAGTTTTTTTGTCTGTTTGAGCATTGAAAAATTCGAATGTAGCCATCTTGGTGTAATCCTTTTATTTCACTTAGCAATAGAAGCAACGAACTCTTTTACAGCGCCACTGCTCATACCTGTTACTCTTACAACTGTTCTGATATTGTTTTTGTTGCTGGGTTGACCGTAAATGAGAAACTGAGCATTTGTAATAGCTTTTGCGGTGATTGGAATGCTTACACTTGCTCCTCCTTGGGAGCTTGGAGTGCTGTTTCTTGTAAGAATATATGTTGCCATACGGTTACGATCAATAACAGGAGTGCTCCCTGCAATAAACAAGAATCTATCATCACACACAACCAAGAACTGATTGTCAACAAGTTCTTGTGGAACTGTTTCTCCACCTGTAAGAGCTTGTTGAACAGTAACGTTTTGCTGTTGAGGAGCAGTGCTAGTTGTGCTATTAACACCAAGAGCCAAAGTACTGTCAGTTAAACCGGCTGTTGCAGAAAGTGTAAAAAGAGGCATGGTATAACGATTCGGATCAGGCAATGACACCAAAGGATGCACCAAAGCTAGTTTGTTGTTGGTTATTGCTTCGAATACTGGTGTATTCTTTTCGATCTTTTCTTGACCCACAGTTCTACCGTAGCGAACAATCATTCCGTAGTCTACTTCATCATCACCAGCAGCAAACTTGATAACATTGAATGTTCCGGCAGCTAGCTTTTGACGACCTACATCGGTAAGAACGGCGTCCACAATTATATTGTTGGTATCTTGTTGCAAAAAACCCATTGCTTAGTTCCTTTTCGTATATTACTAGTTATGGTTCAAACCGGATTTCTGTCATCCGTAACTGTTATATCTACAAATTGATCGGTTTGTAAGTCTGTATTAATCAATTGAATTCGATATTTGTTTTGAGGTCCAAAGTTTATAATTCTCATGTCTCCACCACTGTTTGCTCGGGGAGTTAGTTCATAATATTCTGGGTTAAACACAACAGTCATTTGTGAATAACCTTCGTTTTTTATTGTGTCCACAAATGCGTCTTTGTTCAAATACAGGTTTGGATAAGGCTTTGGTGCGTTTGGTGCTGATACATCCATTCGATCAATTGTGTTGCGCTGCTTATCAAACTTTATGCCAATTTGATTGCTATAGTTGCTTGTTATTCCATGTGCATCAATGCAAGCAACAGCGTATATGTAATAAGTGTCTTTATCAAAATCTTCGTCAATGTAATACGTTGGAGAAAAAACATCCAAGCTTGTTATTGTTGATTGCTTTATAACAACGTTTGCATCGATATTTGCTTCGCCTCGTATGAATTGAAACAAACCTGAGCTGCCCGGTGCTGGAGAAACAAAATACGTTCCAAACGCATTTTGCAAATCGTTGAAATCGTACATTCTTACAAGTTCGAATGGAAGTTGCGCCGGTCTAATCTCACCAACATTTTTTCGTCTAAACACTTGAAAATATTTAATGTGTCTTCTTGTGTCTATAGGAAAATTCCATGTAAGAACAGGCTTTTTTAAGCCATAATCCCAGCGAATGAAAAAGTCAGTTGGAGGTTCGGGTGGTGCAGTGTCTTCACAAAGCACATATGTTCTTCTAAACTTACCGCCCACCAAAAAAGTCGATATAACATTAACACGAAGATTTGGATCAAAAGTTAATGTTTGCAAAGCTGTAATCGATTTTATGTCATACACATAATGTTGGTTATAAAGTACTTTTGTGTCAAAAAACTCTGTGGTATCTGGGTTTTCGACATAAAACGTTGTTCGTTCTACTAGTTCTCCGCTGCTGAGTCTGCGATATCGATCAATAACATACCCAGTTGATTGAAACACTAAACCAAAATCAGTTTGCAATTCACTAACTGTTGTTGTTATTGGATTTTCCAACAAAAGATCATATTGCGAACCATTTAATCTGTTTGCGTATGTTTTGATTGAATATTGTGTTGTAAACAAATTATCAAGGCCGTTAACCATATCTGGCGTGATTCCTATCATGGAATCATTTACAAGTTTTTCATGAAACAAAGTACCAAAAACTTTGTTTGATACAGGCATAATGGTGGTGTTTTCACTCTCTGGCTGTGTTCTAGCTTGAGCGTAATTTAAATTCGAATTAAGATATTCTTGAGTAACGTTTTCGCTTGTTGTTTCGTGCAACGCTCTTATCGCATCTGTCAGTCCTATATCAACACGATTGTAGTTGATTTGCCCGAGCAAGCGACTTAAATACAATTGTTGTTGAGTTTTGAAACTCGATTCTTGTTGATTGAAAGTGTCAAAGTAAGCTAGCGACAAATCATCTTCGTTTAAAATCTTGTTTGCATTTGCAGCAATCGATATGTTGACAAATTCTTGCCTGCTTACATCACCAGAGCTAACGTTTACTTTGTTCCATGAAAGACGAACATAACGAGGAACGTTTCTAGAAAAATCAACAGTGTTTGGTTGAGCAGCAGTTGCCACGCTTGAATTGACAAGTTCATCCGGTCGATAAAAATTATAGAAAAACGTTGCTTCAAACGTTGTAATCTCTGGTACGTCTGCAACTGTTACCGGTAAAGAAGGTAAAGATTCGCCTATTGTTACTGTCATTATCTTACAATCTCCACGTTTATAAAATATGAATCAAGCAACAAACTGTTGTCGTCTATTATTTTGTAAGTTTCGTTGTTATCGGTATAAAGCTGATTGGTATTTGTTAGCGTTTGCAACAATGCATTTGTTTCTCTTTTTTGACTCATTGCATTAACATCTATGGGAAATCTATCTGCTCCGTACATTATGTTGAAAACTCGATCATAGTCTTTTTGACGAAACACAGTTTTTGTAATGTCATTGCAAAGAGTTAACATCAGCTTGGAATAGTCACGATCATCTTGAAAAGCAGCCAGCAAATCACGATATTCTGGTGTCATGAATTTGATTTTTGTCAAGTCAGCTGTTCCAAGTTGAATTTTTTGCATTTCTGTTACAAATTGTGTAGTCTCGGCTTCTGTGTACGAGATAAAAGTTTCTTCGCTAGTATTCAACCCAGTGGTGATGTGAAGATACATATCCAACACAAAGCTACGAAATAAATTTTCGGTAACTTCGTAGCCCAAGCTTCTTCGTTCCTCTGATCGGTTGTAGTAAGAATCATCTGCAATAAAGTTGTTTTTAGTTTTTGCGGTAACATCTTGATAGCTTTGATCTTCATCAAAATCGTAGAACTCAAACATATCTCTGAGTGTGTAATAATTTTCATTTTCTAACTGTTGTGTTGTGTATGCATCAAAGCCTTTTGCAAACAAAGACAAGTCAAACTTAAACTGTTGAGGTTTATAGATGATTCCATCATTGTTTCTATCAAGTTTGTAAAGCTTGATGTTGATCAAATCGCTGGTCGATTCTTGAAGTTGACCGTTGTTTACTTCGTTCTTGTTTAATCGGGCACCTAACGCAGATTTAAGAAAACCATATGGAATGCCCACTGTAACAATCTTGTTTTTTACTCCTGACCCAGTAAAAGCTGTATATTGTCTTAAAGCTACTTTTATTGCTTGCCAGTTTCTGTCGCTTACAACTTTGCCCGCAGGTAAATAAAAATCTAAACCTTGGTTATTTGCTGGGTTGTATACAGCTTTTTTGTCAACAATGCTTCGAAGTATACTTTTTGCTGTACGTGTGTTGCTTAACGAATTAGGATTGTTGGTATTGATTTCTCTCAACAACCTTGTTTCTT